TCTGACCCATATGTGTTAGATGTTAAATGAGCAATATATGTATCGTTGGCCATAGTCATCCCATAATTAATATCATATCTACCTGTTCCAGTATCTGTTATCGAACTAACATTGTGTGAATTTCTAATAGCTACTGTTCCAACTCCATTAAAGTTAACCCACGCGGTTGCAGTTCCTTCAACGATTCCTTCGCTATCAAAATTATCTGAACCTCTAATTACACTAGTCATTATAGACCTCCAAATGTTGATATACTATTCTACTCATTTTTGTTTTCCTTATTAAATTCTTATTTTCCACCGTGAACAATTGTAGATATGTTACTATGGTCGTATAGTGTGTAATTATTACTTGAACTTATATAGCCACAATGAACAGAAATACTTGAAACGCTCCTGATAATTCCGTGGTCTTCGTGAATGATTCGTGCTGTTGCATTAATTTGGTGGTTAAGTGCGGCTGACATAGCATAATTATCGTTCTCCATAATCGTAGCGAAGTTAACAGAATACCTACCTGTTCCGTTATCTGTTATTGAACTCACATTATAAGAATCTCTAATAGCTACAGTTCCAGAGCCATTAAAGTTAACCCACGCTGTTGCGGATCCTTGAACTAACTGTTCAGAATTAACAGTATTCGAAGATGTAGGGTTTTTAATTGTTTCTACTTGTAAAGTACTCATTATCTACCTCCGAAAACTGATGCAAATATGTTTGCAAAATCTAAATAACTACCATTGTTGTAATCTGCTCTTACTGCGAACGTTGTCGTAGTTAATGAACGGGGAGTAACACATTGAGTTACAGCACCAATAATATCCGATGCTGATCCACCACAAACAACATTGTAATTGGTATTTGTCATGGCCGTAGTAAGATTTACAGTATAACTACCAACACCAGTATCAGTAATACTAGAAACATTTCCACTATCTCGAATAACTACTGTTCCAGTCCCATTAAAATTAACCCAAGCTGTGCAAGGGAAATTTTCTAAACCACTTGATGTTTTCCAAGTGTCCACTTTTAAAGTACTCATTTAAACAATACTCCATTCTGATCCGACTGGAACTGTAACCGTTATTCCGTTGTCTATTGTTATTGGTCCTGCACTAACAGCATTTTTCCCAGTTGAAATTGTATAATCTGTTGTTACATTAGTATCGTTTTCATAAAATACAGCATCTGTACCACCACCTACAGCTCCATCACCACCTGATGAAACAACAGACAAATGCATAACTTGAATATTATCTGTACCAGATGCTGGTGCTGCTGAAAATGTTAATGTTGTACCATCTAAGGAATATGCTGTGGTATGTTGTGAAACACCACTAATGGTTACGATGATCATGCTGTTTGATGATACCGATTGAGACAAAGTGAAATCGACAGTAGCACCATCACCATCAAATAGATCAACTATTGTGGCCCCGATATGTAATACTTCTATTTCAACTAGGTTTGGAACTGCTTCTGAAAAGGTAATGTTAGTACCACTAACACTATATTCTGTAATGTGTTGAACAACACCATCAAAAGAAATTAATACACCTGCATCCGTTGCAATTGATTGGCTAGCTACAAATACTGTTTGTACGCCATTACCAACAAACGAATCCAATGCATATTCTGTTATTATATTACCCGAACCATCACCACTTCCACCAACAACTTCCCATGTGGTATTGTTTCTGATATACAGATCATCCAAGTCTGTGCGGTAATAGAATTCACCAACGTTGTCATTGGCGGGGAAAGATGTTCCTGAAGGGACAGTAATATTAGTAATATCCGACCCTTCAGCAATTTTCAACCCATAGTGTTTCATATAAATGATCTCCTAATTTATATTGTATAGGAGTATTTATACAGATCATGAGATTTTTTGGGGGGATTACCGGACTTGAATACTCACATAATAATCAGACGCATTTTTAACGGTATGAGTAGCGTACCGAGCTCTCATTCGCACTCTGTGTTCGTTTGTATCTGGACGAGTGGTAACGAATAGGTTTAATTGATATGGACAAAACATAATGCCAGTATCAGTTTCACTTTTTCCTTTATATCCAAATAATGCTACTGTGTTGCGAATAGATGAGTAAATCTCAATATCATTAAATATGTTACCAAGATGTAATAGATCACCCATCATATTCTTTTCTTGACTGTATTCAAACATATTCATATCTATCATGTATGGTAGTATATACATACACAATTCGTATGGTAAAATTACTTTATTTGCTTTACCTCTGTGAGAATTTTGAGCTACTACATTACATGCTTCTAATATTTTGTCTACAATAACACTAGGAGATTCTTCCATGTCTATTCTAAAATCCACATCTGTACTAGTTACATATATCAAATCCATAAATTCATTATCAAATTCTCTGCAACATTCCAAGGCAACGGCCTGCATAATTTCCGGATGCAAATCTGTGTAGTGAAGGTCAGCTGCTTCTTTTAACATTTCAATAATATATTGAGCACTCATCGTCTTCGATTTTACTTCTACTGCATTGGATGTTATTTCCAATACCATCCGATTGTTTGGTGATTGTGACTGCTGTGAATGTGTCAATTCATATATTAAACCAACAGGTTTAACCATTTCTTGAACACCAACAATATCACACAATTTTAAGCTTTCAGCAATTAAAGTGTGCATTTGTGTTGTTATACTTGGAATGTCACATAATTCAGATTTGTGTGAATGACTGTTATGTTGCCACGCATCAAACAGTCTGTTTTCAGCTATATGTTTTTGGTCACGCTTTGTTGGTCTGTCTTGTGATAGTTCAACTATTCGGTTTTTATTTGTTGTTTTATTTGTCATAGTGTTATGTTTGTTATAAATAACTTATTTATATTGTAAATTAACGGGGATACCAATGAAATTAGCGGAACTACTTGAAAATGTTGTGAAATTTGAAACACCAGATGCTAAACAAAAGCGTTTGAAAAAAGAAGACCAATTGAAGCAATTAAAATCTATTGATCATAAAAAGAATCAACACAAACTTGATGTTATGTCTAATCAGAGTAAAATTAAGTCCGTTAAATAATTATTGAGCATTTAACCAATCGGCAGCATCTTCTAAGGTAGTGAACACTCGACCACCATTAGATATTACCAATTTTGCTACAGCATCCATAGATTTCCATTGATGTGTATCAAATTCGTCATCGTCATCGGATTTTAAAGCTACTAAAATTACAGTATCAGGACGGGTGTGACTATCGTCCAATACCTCTGCTATTGAATATACTCCTATCATTTTAGGAGTTATTGTATACATGCAAAAATCACATGTTTTTCTTTGATGTAATTCCTCTTCGTAACATTCTGGCGTCCAACCATCTACTACCGGATTAAAAAAGGGGATATTTAAAAGAGGAATTATTTGTTGTCTCCATGAAGAGTCGGCACAAGTGCCACCTAGAAATACTCGTTTGGTCATTAATTGTCCATTTATATTGAATTGTTCGCTTCGTGCGTATTGGTATTGCATTAGAATATTCTAATATACTTGGAAGTTCTAGGTGGCTCAAGGGTTACTTATTATATTTCAGCATCGGCTGTATACGATATAATAGATCGTTCGGTGTCGTCAACTGATTCGGCCTTAACTTGTATACGTAGTTGTGTTGGGTTTGTAGAATCTCCTACAACAGGAGAATTATATGTAAAGGTTTCAGTCGGTATGACTCTCATGTTGACTGGTCGATATTGTGTTAATACCATTTCACGAAGTGCATTGGGATCTCTAAGACTCATTGATAAATTACTTCCCGCATAATAAAAACGTTGACATAACATAGTTTCTTGACCAAATGGTCTATGTTCGAAATCTGATGCAATGTTTCCAATTTCTAGTTGGACTCTATCAATTGTTATAGAATCATCAGCACATGCAGTTCCAGTTGGTGAAAATTTGATTCTGATGTTTATAACATTGGCCGTTGCTGCAACAACTCCAAAATCAAATTCATAATCTTCAAATGATGAAGTTATTGTTGCGTTGTGTGTTGTACTGGTATAATCCGGTTGCCCTGAAGATATATTACCAGATGAGTTTTTACTGACAGTACTATCTGTGGCAGATGATGACGATAAATTTACATCAACTGTTGAATCTGATAAGTTAGCTCCCCCTTTAATTCGAAGTTTGCAAACCAAGTTTTTTCCACGTAAAGCTTTCACATCAGTGGTTTCAATATAATAATTCAAATTGACATTTTCGGTTGCAGTATTACCTAAATCACGTTGCATTTTAATAGCGTAAGTACTGGTATCACCTGCTTGTCTGGATACTGTCATTCCACCCACTGAACTGTTTCTAGCGGCTAAAAATCTATCTGTAGTGTATTCAGCTGTTCCTGATATGCTAAATATCGTTCCACGCTGCCAAACACCAAAGTCACTATTAATTAACAAGTTTGTGTTTGCTGGGGTGTTTGCTGACCACGATGAATTGTTTCTTGTGTACATGGTATCCAAATCAGTACGATAGAATAATTCACCTACGTTATCATTTGCTGGGAATGAAGTTCCCGAAGGCATTGTTAAATTGGTGATGTCTGTTTCTTGGGCTACTTCTATTCCAAAGTGTTTCATTTGTAAATCCTTATATGTGTTATATAAGTATTTATTTAAAACAAAAAAAAGCCCCCTTTCGGGAGCCTTTTTATATTGATTGCCTTACACCACCGATCTGATCATCGGGAGGAGCGCCCAACTCCACCACTCCCCCTTATCGGGATGTGCTTTTAGGATCAGCATGGACTTGCAAAATTGGAAAAGGTAATTTGTGAAACTAATTTAAGTTTTAAGATTATAGAAGGAAGTTTCAGTATAGCCTTTTTGGTAGCGGAGGCAGGAGTCGAACCTGCTATCTCGTGGTTATGAGCCACGCGAGGTAACCGTTTCTCTACTCCGCAATAGTGTTCTATTTATCTGTTGTACCTTAATATGTACCAATCAGATGCAAATATTTCTTTTTGTTTTGGTAACCAATCACCAGTTGTGCTATCATTAAATCGCATACGTAACCGAGGTTTACCGTTAGTGCGAACGTTTACGTAGATAATATCTTTAGTATCAGAATCTACCCAAGCTTTTCTTGCTACCTCTGCACCTTCATATAGTTTAAGGAGGATCTCGGCAAAAGTCAACAATTCATCTTCTTCATTCATTTTATATACCAATCATTTGCGAATATATCGCGTTGAGAAAGAGTCCAAACACCAATAGTTCCATCAATATACATAGAGTCTATGTGTTTTTTGTAACCTACTTGTGTGCCTCTTTCGAACTTGTTTAACAAAGGTGGACAATCAACATTAAACTCAGAACCGTTTACTAGAAATATAAAATCTATTTCTGTCCACACATCTCGAGCTAACATTTCACCTGTACTTAATAAAGCAAGAGCATCCATAAAATTCATCCTTGGAGCTGCTCTATGTTTAAAATTATCGTCGTTTACATCATCTGTATCAATCATTAAAATCATCCATAATCTGTCTAACCAATTCATTATATTCCTGTCCCAATTTTAATTCCTAGCCAGAATGCACTAGATGGATCGAAAACTGAATAATTCATACATTTCTCATTAATAGTGGAGGCCCCGACAGGATTCGAACCTGCAAAAACTGCGGTAGAAACACAGTGCACATCCTATTGTGCATCAGGGCCAAAGTCGGGGAACATCATGCTCCCCTATAAGCTATATATGTCCGTATTTATACAAGATACTCAGAGTTAATTTCCGCTATATTGTACGGAGTGGTTCCTTCATACATAGAGAACACCAGATCTGCATCTTCCTTGTTCTCTACTATCGTACCTCTAACATCTGCATGCAACTTAAACAGTTCATATAATGACAGTTTGTTTTTCATCGTTGCAATAGCTTGCATTGTGTTTTCAATTGAAGCTCTGTTTGATTCAACATTGTTACCGCCATAATAAGAACTACGTGGTGTGGCAACATCTGCCCAAATAGCTTTGCGTTCAAGCAAATCGAAAATTACTGGTATAGCATTTCTTGATGCGTTTCGCAGATCGACTTTTTGTTCAACTGTTTTTGCATCATATATTTCATTACTTTGTGGTTTACTTCTAGTCATCCATCCAGCAAAACATTCTTCGTGGTCTGCAAATGATGGACCTGCATATACCAATACATTCATTGTAACGTATCTAGCTCCCATTTTAACAGCTTGTGGCATTGTAATATCAATAAACTCAGAGGCACCATTTGGAGCTCGAGTAATATCACCACTATGACAAGCTTGAAAGCCATCGGATTTTAGATTAGTATAACTTACGTGTTGAATCAACTTGAAGTCTTCATCGTATAACGTAGCACTCAAATCAATATCTTGACCTTTCCAATAAATGAACATGCGTAAGGTGTCTTTATCAGTACCTAATGGCAATTTAGTACCTCTACCAACAGTAATTAAACTTTCGGAAGCACTGCGTTGTTGTGTTGGTAATGGACATCCTGCTAAGTCTGGATTAATCCACACTTTACCCAATTCACCCAATTCGCTGAAACGTTCATGTAATACTAGGTTAATCCCATCTTTCAATCGGTTAACCATCAAGGTTGACAATTTTGGTGTAAATTTTTCAACCATAATAGCACGTTGAACATTCCCTTTTGGAAATACAATTTTGCTATCATTGTCTTGATTTCGAATTTTCAAGTTACCAAGCAACTGAACCAACACTCTGGTATCAACAGCAGGAGCAACCTTTAAAAATTCATCAACCACAAAACCTTTTTTGCGGTCTGTTAAACGAAGCAAATGATCTACACGTCTAGCAAAATCACCAGGACGTGTTTTTAACAAAGCCACAGCTTTAGTAACATGCTTACCTTTAATAGCTGCTTCAACTAGTGTTCCAAATGTGATAACAGGTTTGTTGTCACGAAACGTTTGTGCAATGTTGTATACTTTTTTAGAGTAATCACCTACATGCAATGAGTGAAACAATTTAACCCATTTGTTGCGGTGTCGATTAACATCTTCCTCTGTTATTACTGATTCCAACAAAGCAACTAATATGCGTCGTTTTGGTCGTGAAAATGATTTAAATTTTGTGTTTTCAGCTAGTGAAATATCACCATCAGACAAGTAAGTAGCAATACGTAATACATCTGTTGTCGTTTTGACAAATGGAGCAATGTCAATTCCACGATTTAACATATAAGAAGCAACCACACACATATTTTCTTTAAATGGAATGTCTGTTGGGATTGGTAAATCAACAACATTATCCATAAACCAAATAACATTTTCACGATCTGATTCGGATATTGAATCTTTTGATGTTACTAATTGAGTGAAAATGTGATTGAATTCATCATCAGTTAACACACCAATTTCTTGGAACTTTGTAGCTTCAAAAGCAAAATCACGTGCAACTTCTGGTGATTCAGGCATCCATACACCCCCTGACCAGTAATGCATAATTGCATTTACAAACAATTCAAAATGAGACATATCCATAACTTCTTGTGGGAAGTTTTTATACATTGGATTGTGTTTAACATGTGCCCCTTTTGCTTTTTGCAAAATTGGGATGATTTCATTATGTAGTGTGATGATGTCAGAATCGTCTAGTGTGTTAATAACACGGACAGCTTTTTGAGACAATATGAATCCATAAGTCATCATATTAGCCATCATCGACATTGTTAATTGTTCGGTTGTAGTAGACGGAGTGCTATCAGGAGATGCATTGACTTGAAAAGATTGGTTGTATTTAAATGCAATTTGTTGTTTTGACATGATCGTACTCCTTTGTTGTTTGTGAGGTTGTATATTATAAGATGGCAGTTGAAATCAATCAACTGCCATCTAAAAATAAGTAAGGTAAGTTGTGTCACTAGGTATGGGTGGGCTGCTGGC